CCCTCCGTCGACAGGTGGTACAGCTCCCGGAACGCCTCAGAGCGCTCCGGCAGCCAGTCCTCACGGGAGTACACCGGGATCACCGTGCAGTGACAGTTGTCGTGGTAGCGGTTCAGCCCGCGGCCCGTCTCCCAGTCGGCGAACTCGCTCGGCGACCAGCCAGCAGCCTCCGGCGGCAGACCGCCCGGCCGACGCTGACCCACATAGCGGGCCGACCACTCCGACCGGTACACCGCCCCACGGCCTGCGAGCAAGGCGCAGAAGTGGCATGGGTCGTCATCCGTCACCCGGGCCCAGCCGATCACTGCCCGATCCGCTCGGGCCGTGGCCTCCAACAGATCCCGGCCGCCCATCAGCGCGTCACGGTCGGCGGCGCCGGCCACCAGCACGCCGGCATCGCGCATCACGCCATCCAGCTCGGCAAGGAAGTCGGCGTCGTCCAGCCGGCCGCGCCCCTCCTGCTCCTGCTGCCGGGACGCCTGCAGGCGCTGGATCCCGTGCTGGGCCTGCACCGGGCCGGTAACGACCAGGGACACGAGGGCCCGGCGGTCATCCGACTCCTCGTCCGGCTCAGGCCAGTCGAAGTCGTCGTCGATCGTGACGATGACACTGTCGTCCGGCTCCGGATCCCGCGGCGTACCGGCCGAGGCCGCGAAACGGGACCGCAGCTCACCCAGTGACGTCTCCGCCTCCGGCTCGCCGTCCGGCGGCGGAAGCGTCTCCCCCGTCCGGAAAGCCCTCAGTAGCCGCACATAGTCCGCCGACAGGCGTCGCGAACGGCGGCGTCGGGAACGCTGCTCCGCTACCTGACCGGCGAGCCACACCGTGGCCGTCACCTCTAGATCCGTCGGCGACACCTGCCGCCACCGCTCCTGCGCCTCCCGCGCAGCCTTCGCCGCCAGACGGGCCTGAGCCAGCCGGTGCTGCTCGGTGAGGTCGGCGCCCGGATCGTCAGTCATCGGACGCCCTCGACGGCGTCACGGCCCGCGCCAGCGACTCGGCGAGACGGGCAGCCGAATCCTCCTCGGCCGCCATGTCCTCCCAGCCGGCCCGGTCCGTGTCCGTGAACCCGGGAAGCCGATTCCAGGCCGCACGTTTTGGCATGCCGAGCATCGTCACCGCCTTACCCAGCGCGTCGACCGTCTGCGACAGCGACCGCGACTCGGCGTCCTTCCACCGCACCTGTGAGGCAACATCCTCAGAACCCGCCGCTTCGCCCATGATCTGAGCGCAGAGCCGCAGCACCGACTCCCACGCCTCGCCGAACTCGCGCTTGAACTCGTCGACCATCCGCATCAGCGTCGTCTCGGCCGCAGCCAGCGCCTCAGCCGACAGGTTCACCATGTCGCCCAGCAGATAGTGAGGCGGCACCTGCGAGACCACAGCCAGATGCCTCAGGCTCATGTCGATCGACTCGATGAAGCCCGAAAGTGGCGTCTCGTCCAAGGTGTTGAACTTGGTGTCGGCATCCGGAGCCATCAGGAGCCGAGACGAGTCCATCTGCACCGGCTTCGGAATCGGATTGCCGTCCGCGTCCAGAAGCGGTTCGCCGGTCTCCGGGTCGCGCTTCAGCGGAGGCGCCATACCCGACACGGTCCGGACCTTGAAGCTGCCGTAAGTCTGGGCGATCAGCAGGTCGAAGACCGTCTGGTTGATGCGGTCCTGTAGCGGGATCAGCGGTAGCACTACGCCCGTCGTGCGGCCCTCGAGGTCCACCTGTGCCGCGAACCGGCGCACTGGGCAAACGCCCATGCCATGCGCCCACCCTGGTGACAGAGTGATGGTCTCCTCGTCGGCAGTCACCTGGTACACGTGACGGTCGTCGATGAACCAGCCCTGGACGGACCCCTTCGAGCCGGGCAGTTTTGGCAGCTCCAGCGCGTACAGCGGCCACTCGTCCAGCGACGGATCCTCATACGCCGCCCACATGCACCGCGGCGACACCGCACGCACCACGGGACGGCCTGCATCCGTCCTGTCAGGCAGAGCCACGACGAAGCTGTGCCCGTAGGTGATAGCCGCTCGGTACACGGCAGCTTGCCGGGCGTCCAGGTTGTTCGCCTGCCAGCCACCCCGCCACTCTGGCGCATCCTGCTCCGCGCCCCGCCGGTGATAGCCCTCCACAGCCAGGGCCTGCGCTGGCGCCGCCACCACCATCGGCAGGAAGTTCGAGATACACCGGGAAGCTAGGAGCTTGTACTCCTGGTTCGCCGTCCGCGGCATGTACGGACTGGCCTGCTTGCCCCGAACGTAGTTGTCGACCAGATCCAGCGTTTCGCGGTCCTTGCGCAGCCCCTCAAGGGCTCGCTTCGCCCGCGTCTGAGCGACCGCAACAGCATCCGCAGGGGTCGTCACACCAGCCCCCTCACATGAAGTAGACGGCGCCGGAGCGCTCCTTCGTCGTCACGCCCTTGGCCAGGGCGTCGAGCCGGCACTGCCACGCCAGGATCGCCGCCACCGCGGCGTCGATCTTCCTGGGCGAGTCCGGGTGTTCCTTCGCGATCTGGATGCCGTTCCGCGACTCGCGACGTCGGGCGTTCAGGATGTGCCTCGTCAGCGTCGACGAGCCGCAGTGCGTCAGCTCCCGGTCGGCGACTGCGTCATGCAGTGATCGGGTCGCCCGCACGATCGCGTTCGCCCGGCCGCCCGTCATCCACCACTCGATCGGATGCGCCGAGTTCGACTTCACTTGCAGTCGGGTGCCGTACTTCGCCTCCCACGCCGCGACGTGGGACTCCCACTTCGCCGGGTCCGCGTAGAAGCCGACCACCTGGAACCGCTTGAAGGCACTGTCGACCTCGGCGAGCACCTCGGCGACCGGCACCTCCCAGTTGTCGCCCTGCGGCCCGTCCGGCTGCTCCCACACTCGGATCTGGAACAGGTGCCCGTCCGCGACACGGCAGCCGATCAGGGCTGTCGCATCCGTCACGCCACGGTTCCGGCGGCGCGAACCGTCGAAGCCGAGCACCACCCGGTCCTTGTCCGCGACCACCGTGTCCGGGGCCGCGCAGCCCGCCCACTCCGGCTGGCTCAACCAACTGTCGGTGGCGTGCGTGATCTGGTTCAAGTAGTAGGCGCGGGCGTTCTGCGGATCCGTCGCCGGATCCCAAATCTCCGCGATCAGCCGCTCCAGATCCACCCAGCCGCCCGCAGACTCTGCCGAATCCCCGTAGGCGAACGCGAGCCCGGCCAGCAGCGACTCCCGGTTCGACATGTCCGTCTCCGCCGGCGCCTCACGGTGGTCGTACAGCAGACCGTCATCGCGGGCGCGGCCCTCGACGATCCGCTTCCAATACTCGGCCGACTCCTCCGCCACACTCCCGCGGCCCGGCACGTAGGCGTTCGGCGACTCGATGCTCGTGCCGTTCGTCTTGCCCAGGTTCCGGCGCAGGGTGGCGGCGAGCTTCCGGCCGCCGTTCGTCGTCGTCCACTCCTCCGTCTGGTCCAGCACGCAGAACACCGGCCGGTTGCCCTCACGGGACGTTGCCGCCGACGTCACATACTCGAGCCGGCCCTTCGGCAGGTTGACGAAGCTGTCGAGCGGCTCGAGGCCCGGGTAGTAGTCCATCGCCGGGCCCTCACGCAGCATCTCCAGCACCGGCGACCACGCGTTCCGCGTCTGATCCTCCGACACCGCGGCCAGCTGCACCCACGGCGTGCGGACCTCCGCCCACGGCTTGCCCACCGGCTCCCCCTCGGCGTCCCAGCCGTCCGGCACCACCGGGCCCAGCGCCTCCACGCAGGCGATGCCGCCCAGGATCGGCGACTTGCCCCATCCCTTCGGCCGCGAAAGCACCCCCCTCCGGTACTTTCGGCGGCCCGTCCGCGGGTCCAGCGCATAGAAGTTGAGGATGAAGCGGGCCTGCTCGCGCGTCAGAACCAGCGGCTCATACTCCGACCGGTCCGGCGTCGCCAGCATCTCGCCCATCCAGTCCAGCACCTGCCAGCCCAACGTCGGCAGCTCACCCGGATAGCTAGGACCCCTCCACGGCATCGCCACCGCCCCCCGGAAGCACCTTCAGATCCGCGTAGCGGGCCTTCGCCGAACCGGCGCCAGGCGGCCGTTTGCTGTCCGCCTCGTCCGCCTGCGCGAACTGCATTCGCAGACGGGCCCGGTCCTCCGGCGTCGCCCCGAACTTCGCCACCCTCAGCCGCAGCTCGGCCGCCGCGGACACCTCCCCCGACCAGAGCCGGGCGTGAACCACCGCGGTGTCCATCAGGAAGTCCCAGTCCGTCGACGAAAAATGCTCCGCCTGCGGGCTGTTGCGCCACATCTCCCACCAGTCCAGCGTGCGAGCAGGCCACGAGTGCTCGACGAGCTCCCCGTCCTTCATCACCTGCAGCGTCGGCAGATCGGGAGCCTCCGCCTGCTCGAAGCGGAGCACCGTCTGCGCCACCGGGTCCTTGTTCGCCCGTGCGCGGCGCGACGGATCCTTCGGCTGGGGTCCACGGCCGGCCATACGACCACCCCCTCAGCCTCACATCAGCGTGTCGAGTACCTCAGACAAGTCAGCCAGGCGGGCAGGAGCGCCCTGCCAGCGGTCGGCCGTCATCGCGATGTAGCGGCCGTCGGCGTACACCTCGAGCCCAGTGCCGTCCTTGTACGTCCAACGCCGACCCCGGCCGGGCAGCTTGCCCCAGCCGAAGACGTGCAGGCCCGTGCCCGAGCGGGAGACCTCGATATAGGTGGCGGGCAGCTGCTTGAGCAGCGTCTCCGCCCAGTCGACGAGCGTGCCGTCCTCGCGAACGACGTGGTCCAGGTCCAGGCAGACGATGCCGTCGCCCGCCGTGAGCACGAACCCGGCGCCGGCGCCCACCTTCGAGCGGTGGACCCGCCGGAAGTCCGACCAGGTCGCCGGGTTCGTCGAGCTCGCAGGTCGGCCGTGCACCGTCAGCGGCACCTTGCGGGCCGAGAACCGCACCCAGCGCGACTTCGCCGTCATCTCCCGCGGCATGCCCCCGGTCTCAGCGGCCCGACGCAGCCGATACGCCTTCTGGCGGCACGGCGACGAGCAGAACCGGGCATCGGCCCGAGCAGTGATCGGCAGCGGGCCGGCGCAGCTCTCGCACTGTGTGCGGCGAGTGACGGCGGCAGTAGGCATGGAGCCAAGGGTAACGGGCCTGCGTTACGGCTACAAGGCGCTGAGCAGGCCAGATCGTGGTGCATAGTCATACGCTCGCTATGCAGTGACGGCCGCTCGGAGTGATCACCGCAGGTCGCGACCATGATCCGGATCGCCCAGACCCGTAGCCACCGGCAGCCGGTACACGCT